CTAACTGTACGACCGAGTGTCTGAACTTGCTCTTCTAATCTTGCTAGTTCGACATTAATATTCGAAACATTCTCGGTATCGAGAACATTCCAAAGAGTGGTATTACCACCAAATACTGCTTCTTCTAAATTACTCATTTTCTTATTTGTTGTAAAATATCGCCACATGCGATATGCTGGGATTCCTTCTTGGTCTCTCCAGTTCCATTACCTTCATATTGAAGATTAACAGTTATTTGTATTTTTACTGTCGTATGCCAGGTTGGTTTTTCATCTGGCCCGGTCTTTGAACTTGATATATCGATTTTTGAAGTATTCCATTTATCAAGTAATTTGTGCAGCTTGTCTTTATTATTCATATTTAAAATATCTTTTAAAGTAAGCTGCTTTTGCCGCTTCATAGTTCCTCGAAACTATGGGTGCTAATGCTAATTGTAGTGTTGGTACATTGCATTGCCTTATCTTTCCACAGAAAGATGCATAATATTCGGGTGAAATTAATAGCGCTTCATCGACTTGTTGTTTCACTAATTCAACCCAAATTTCCACTTCTGATTCAAGTATTTGAGTCCACGTAAACGGGGCCTCTAAACTACGAATCAATAATGGAGCTACAATTTTCCCATCAAGTATCTTAAAAGATCTCTTGAGAAATTGTAGATTTTCGAAATCTGTAAATGGTTGTTCAACTCCATCTTTAGACCCAGGTGTTATCCTATGTCCAATCTCTTCTAAAGCTTGCTTTACCGTCATATAATTATACAACGGTGCATACTTATCACTCACAGATTCTATTTTGTCATCGCCGAAGCTAACTATGTTAACATTTTCTCTAAATTCCTGGATATCAGTATTTTTTACTGTTTTTATCCAAGCATAAAAAGATAATATATCGTTAGCTATACAATTAACTATCGTAGTGAGAAACTCACCACTTTTATTTCCACGATCAGTTTTATAAACTGTATCATAGTCAACAACATATGTCTCAATACTCTCTCGCATTAATACTTCTCGTGCATTATCCCAAGGATCGGGTGCACAATTCTGTATTACTCTTCGCATTATATTGAAAACACTTTCCATTAATTCTTTATGTAAATATTTGTCATAATTTTCAAAATCTACATCGAAATAATTAGGATGTTGCAACATGTGATTTCCTATCACTCCCCAAGCTGTCGAATGGGGATCTGTCCCTACTGCATGATTCATTGTTACATAACCACGAGTAAAAGTTTCTTTAAAATTACCAAACAACGCTGAATCAGCGATAATTTTATCTACACTTATACAGTGGTATACTCTTACTTTTGCAATTGGGACGCATTTCTTTTTGACTAACGCATCTTTGACTTTTGAATTACTAAAACTTAAAACCCTATTTCCTTTCTTTGCTTCATTTAATTTATAAACAACTCGATCTCGCAAATTGCGACCCAAATCATCTTCCTTAAACGAAACTTCTCCAGTTATAGGATGTACATTCAGATAATTACTCTTCTTTACATTCCCAGTCATTGTCCAAGGTAAACCTGCACTTTTGTTAGTCGTCATATTTGTTACAAATATGTTGTTTCTCTGACCATTTAAAGCCATATGCAATAAATTATCGATATTAGTAGGAGTCTCTTTCAACACCCCATACATTTTCGTCGACATTTCATTTACAAATTGCTCTTCAATGATCTCTAAGATGCTTTTATCAATATTTGGAAGATACTGACACATCTTAGAGTTCTGTTCCATTAACAGTGAAGGTTGCCCTTCTTGATTCACTTTAACAGGAGAAGTTATTCTGTCATCTCT